CCCGCGTTCAGCTCGGTCGTGGTCGGCGCGTTGATGTTGCCGATAGACGACGCCCAGACCACTTTGGTCATTCCGTCGTTGATCAGGTCGGACATGGACCCTCCTCAGGGCATGAAAAAAGCCCCGGACGACGGGGCGGGCAGGACTGGGGGAGCGTCAGATGGTGAGGCTGGCGACGGTGACCGACGTGGTCGATGAGTAGGTGATCGAAGCGCTCACGCCGTCGGCAGTACTGGCGTAGGTGTCGGCGTAGATCGGCCCGATCATCTTGTCGCCGGTAGTGGCAGGGACAGTGACGACCAGGTCGACCACAGCCTGGCCTCGCTGCTTGGCCGTCGCCGTGACGGTGACGGTCATCGAGGAGCCGTTGGTGTTCTTGACGTGCAGGAACGACCGGTCGCCACACGTCACAGTGGTGGATGCGGCGGCGGCCGAGTAGGTGGGGGTCAGGCCGCTCGACGCGATGACCTGCTGGGCGAGAAGCGCCATTGGGGACTCTCCTGTCAGGCGGGGATGGACATCAGCCGGTACTGCACCGGCACGAACCAGGACGGCGGGTTGGTGTCGTCGTCGCGCTGCACCGGAGGCCCGCCCAGATCCTCCGGTCGCCACGTAGCCCGGCCCTCGACCGCCAGCGGCGCCGACAGGGCGGCACGCGCCGTGTCGGCGACCCACAGGGCGCGCTCCAACGAGCCACCTACGCAGGTGATTTGGAACGTCGTCACGAAGTCGCTGCGCACGTCAGCCAGCGACTCGCGGACCGCCTCGCCGGGCTCCGGGTACAGCACGGCGTACTTGTCGGGAGGCGTCCAGCCGGGCGACGTGGGCGCACCGCCCAAGTACACGGTCAGCTGCGCGGCCTCCAGGGCTGCCTGCACGGCGTCCACGTGCGGCAGGACTGCTGGTGTCGTCATCCGCTCACCACCAGGCCAGGCCGCGCTCGGCGATCAGCGCCATCTGCGCCTCGAAGCGGGGCTCCTCGACGTCCAACGCCCTCCCGCCGTCCCTATGGGGCGGGTTTTTCACCGAGCCGTACTCAAGCAGGTTGCCGAGCGCGCCCTGAGGCCCGCCCTTGTCCGGGCCGATGATGGCCAGGGTGACGTCCCGGCCGTAGGCGGCGACGTCGTAGCTGATCGACCGGGGGTAGAGCTTCGCGTGCTTCCGGCCCGTAGCGCGGGCGTTGGCCTTCCAGTCCTTCTTGATATTCATCGCCCCGCGCCGCACCACTGCCCGTGCGTCGCGGCGCGCTCGGGGTATCGCGCGGGCCAAATGGCGCTCCAGACGCCGCACATCGCCCATATCGAATCGAGCACTCATGACCGGTCCTCCACTCTGATCCGCCACGCCGTGGACTGGTCGCTGAAGCTGGCCCCGGTAACCCACAGGATCAGCCCGGTCATCCGGGCATCCGGCGAAGCGGTCACCTCGATACGGGTCCCGGGGAGCACCCGGGAGCCAGGAACGAGCGGCGTGTCCCAGGGCAGGGACACCTCGTACTCGCGCAGCATGAGTCCACGCTCACCGGCCTTGGTCTCCTGGCCGGTGCTCGCGGCGATGGCCTTCACGCGGGCCTTGCCCGTGTACAGGGTCGTCTGGGCGCCCGGCGTGGTGTTGCCGGTGGGCCGGTCGAACACGTCGTCGGCCTGCGTGTACAGGCTCACCGTGTCCCGCATCCGGGCCTCGGCTTCTCGTCGGCCCGCGGCTAGCGTGTCATCCAACAGGCTCATGACGGCGCCACCGAGAACGCGGAGCGCCGGTAGGGGCGCAGGTCTTCCTTGTGCTGCTGTGTCAGCCTGGCACTGCCGATGGTCTCCGACGCGAACGTCCGCTGGAAGTCATCGATGCTGACCTGCCGCAGATTCTCCGGGTTGGCCAGGTTCATCGTCGCCAGATCCAGCACCACGTCGACGATGTCATCAGGGACCTCGTCGTAGCCGTGGCTGTAGGTGACCCGGACTTTCGGCCCCCATACACCCTGCGCGCGATTCCACGGCCACCCCATCAGCCGGTTCGGAGCCTGCCACGGGTAGCCCCGGGTCAGCTCATTTCCAATCCGGGAGTAGTCGCGGTTTTCAATCGCCGTCCACTCGACGCCGCTGAAGTCGGCGACCTCCACGATGCCGAGTGGATGGGTGTCGTCGACGACGAGCGGATACTGCGGCAAGACCAGCACCCGCTCGCCGCCAGGCAGGGTGATCGTCTCGTTCTCGACGAAAGTGATGTCCTGCCGCGTGTGGCGGCGCACGCGGGCCGAGGCCCGGCGCAGCGCCATCTCCAGCTCGGCGTCAGAACCCGTGGCGCCCGTGGCCTGGAGGTCGGCCGCCGTAGCGAGCGGAGGCAAAGCCATGGCGGCCTCCCCTCACTCGTCGCCGGAGTCTGCGAGCTTCTCCAGCTGCTTCACCAGAGTCGAGCGCGGCTTCTCCTTCGCCTGCTCCGCCTCCAGGGCGACCGCCGCCCGCTCCCGGTCCTCGCCGACCCAGGCCAGGACGTCGTCAGCCTTGGCGTCGATGTCCAGCTCGGCGGGCGGCTCCTTGGATTCTTCCTGGGCGGGTTCCAGGAGGGCGCGGGCCTCGTCATCGAGCGGCTCGACAGGCGAGCGCGTCGACACCAGGTACGCGGCCAGCTCGCCGCTGATTTCGTCGCCCTTGGCCAGGGTGACGACCGCGTAGTTGTAGTACGGCGCAATGTTCTCCAGCACCTTTGCACGCATGCCAAGTCCTCCTTGATCCCGGCCGGGCGGGCCTCAATGGGCCCGCCCGGCCGGGGGCGTTGTCAGGCGTGCTCCAGGACCACGGCGCGCTTGTACAGGGCCGCGTCGCCGGTGGTGGAGTCGGACGGGACGCCGTAGTCGCCGACCCAGGACCACGACGTGGACAGGGTCTGTTGCAGGCGGTCCTGCGGCGGGCGGACGATCCGTGCGACCTGCACGCCCGGGGCGGCCTCGATCATCGAGATGTCGGGGACGTCCTCGACGCCGCTGCCGCGCAGCAGCTCGCCCATGCCCTCGAACGGAGCCGCCACAAGGGCGCCCGCACCGAGCACGATCGGCCGGTGCACGGTCACGTTGCCCGCCGAACCGCCCAGCAGGGTCGGGGCCTCGATGTTGCGGACCCAGTCGATGCCGCCGAACCGGCCGATCGACAGATCCGTGTAGATCGGGCTATCCACTCGACCCTGCAACGCCTGCTTGAAGTCCGAGTCGGAGAACAGTTGCGCCTCGGTGTCCGGGTCGATGTGCGCGACGTAGTAGCCGCCGACCGTGGGCACGTTCATCTTCCGCAGACGGGTGACGCAGGACCGGAACAGCGCGAACGTCGCCGTGTTGGAGGTGCCCAGGTCGTAGGCCGAGCCGCCGGTCGGCCGCACCGACACGGGCGCGTTCGCCGCCACCACGGTGTCGCCGGCGACGTCGACGCGGGCGGTGCCCAGCGTCAGCGTGCTGGTGCCGGTGTTAACGCCGGTCACGGTGTTCGCGACACCGGCGACGGTGACGGTGAGCGGGTTCGACGCGGACACCGCGGTCGGCACACCGTTGACGAGGACGGTCTCGAAACCGTTCGTCGACTGCACGATGATGCTCGTGTCCGAAGACCCGGCCGTGGTGCACCAGGTCCGGCCGCCCGCGTAGGCCTTAAAAAGCTTGTTCCGGGAGATCTGGTTGATGGACTGGCCGGCGTTGATGCCGAGCGTCTCGACATCGGCGAGGAACTTCGACGCGAGCGCCATGCTCGAAGTGAGCATGTTCGTGTCGACGGCCTGGCCGTACTGGTCCATCGTCACAGACCACTGCTCGATGCTGTACGTCGCAGCCGAAGTGTCCGACCCGGTGATCGCGGTCGTCGCCGGGGCGAGCAGGCCCTTACGGGTGAAGGTCTTGGTGTCGCCGAGCCCGCCCTGCCACGGCATCGCATCGGCGATCGCCGGGAAGATGAAGTTCGGCTTGAGGGCTTCCTGGAAGACGCGGTCCAGGATGCCGTTCTGCATCATGGCGCGGATGGCGGCCGGGACGGTCGACCGCACGTCGTGGCGGTTGAGCCGGAACCACGGCTTGGCAGCCGTCAGTACGGTCATGGTCTACTCCTGTGTGATCGTTACGGACACGAGGTCCGGGTGCTGCTGTGCGACCTGTTCAAGGCCCAGCAGTGCGGTTTGGGTGATGGCCGACACCGCCGCGCAGACCCGGCCGTTCTCGGCGTGCTCCTCGTGACCGTCCACCTCAATAGAGGTGCGGCCGTCGCCCAGATGGGCACGGATACGGATCACGAGCGGATACGGAACCCGGGCGCAATCTGGGCCAGTTCGGCATCCAGTGCGGCACGGTCGGCGGTGCGGAAATCGGTCGGCGGCTCGGCCGGACGTGCTCCTTGCCCAGGGTCGGGCCGGGGTGCCGGCGGCTTCGGCGCGGCCGACGGCCTCTTCAGGTGCGGCTTGCGCTCCAGCAGATCGGCGAGGTCCGCCGAGATCGCCTCGGTGTCGATGTCCCCGTCGTCGCTGGTGTACTTCGCCAGGTCGAGAAACGCGGCAGCGTCCTCCGGGTCGGCGAACTCGGCGGCAGCAGCCTTGACTTCGGCCTTCACCGCGCGGGCCGTGGCCTTCGCGGCGGCAGCTTCGAGCCGCTCAGCCTTCGAAGTCGCCTTCTCCAGTTCGGACTTCTGCGAGTCCTCGAACTCGGCGACCTTGCGGGCCAGGTCGTCGGCACGCTTCTTCTCGGCAGCGGCAGTCTTCCTTGCGGCTGCTCGATCGGCCTTCATCCGGTCCAGGGCGCGCTTCCCCTCGTCGCCGAGCTTGTCAGCGCCTTCCGGGTCCGGATCGGGCTCAGGGTCTGCCGGGTCGTCCGCCGGGTCCGCGGCGGGTTCCGGGTCGGTTGTTTCGGGGTCGTCGTGACGGTTGAGCTGGAACCAGCCCGCGCTCTGGGCAGCGGGAAGCCAGCGGTTACGCGTCCTACTCATGGTGATGTGCTCCCGTTGCGGGATCAGTGGCCCGGCCTTGCGCCAGGTCAGGTGGAGACAGCCACCTCAGTCCAGGTAGCCGAAACGCCGGAGCATCGCGATGGCCTCATCGCGGGACTCGGCGAGCTCGAAAATCTGCTCAGGCAGCAAACGCGGTGACGTCAGCCGGTACTGCCGCCCGATGTTGGCGGGCACCCGGCCGCGGGCAATGTCCCGGGCCCGCTCTCGCCGGTAGAAATGCCCGCGCGTCGTGGTTCCCTCGCGGGTTGCTCGCAGCGTCCTGCCGTAGGCGGTTGTGGTGTACATGCCGCGGCGGGCGTTGACGATCTGCCCCATGTCGGCGCCTTCACGGATCGCGCGAGCACCGGCCGCCGTGAAGACGCGGTCCTGCTCGGCGCGGGACAAGCCGCGGAAGTAGGCGTTCGGATCGATGAAGCCACCACGGTCGTGGTGCTGGTTGCGGGCGATCAGCGTGGTCGGCAGATGGACGCAGTCGCAGCGCGGATGCCGCTGGAAGCCCTTGTTCCAGCCGTACTCCTTGCCCGCCAAGATGATGCACCGTGAGCAGGCCGGCGGCTGCACCACCCGCACGTAGCCCTGGATCGTGCGCTTGCCCGCCATAGAAGCCCCGACGGCCGAGCGGCCGGCCTGCGCCGTCTCCGATGCCCCCAGTCGAAGCGCTTGGCTCAGGCCCCGCATCAGCGCGTCGTCCGTCGACAAGCCGCCAGCGATGCCCTGCTTCGACGTGATGACCGACAACAGCATCAGCGAGTCGAGCGACCGACCGTCAGCCGCCAGGCCCGCAAACGCCTCCGGGCGAACCCGGCCCGCCCTGACCGGGTCCGCACCCTCGGCATCCACCACCTCATCCACATACTCGTCCGCCGCCCCGGCCGATGACAGCTGGCCGACAGTGATGGCGCGGACGATCCGCGGCCCCACCGAGGCCTCCCACGACCCCGACAAGTCCCTGCTGTCGAGCTGGCTCCAAAGACGCTGAATCTCGTTCGCCGTAAGCCTTGCGCGGCGCGCCTGCGCGGCCTGGAAGGCCAGCGCGATCTCCTCAACCGTCCGTGTGGCACGCACGTCAGGTCACCGGAACGGGCTCAGGATCGGGAGGCATCGGCTCGGCGGGCGGTTTCGGGCCGGCCTCCAGGGCTGCCAGGTCGCCGCTCATGATGCGCTGCATGGCATCCTGTGCCGCCTGCTCGTCCTGCTCCTCCATGCGCTCGATCTGCGCCTGCGTGTAGCCCATATCTTCGCGGGTCTGCCGCAGCGGAACGATGTGCGCCGTGAACAGCTTCACCGCGGCGTCCGCCTTCTGCGCCACCGTCGGCGTGGAGGCGTCCTGCCAGATCGTCTCCAGCGAACGCGCGTCAGGGTTCCAGGCGCCATCCCGGATCCGCATCACCTTGCGGTTGACGCGTTCCCAGGTGCCGCCCGCCCGGCGCTGCTTGCGCTCGGCCCGCTTGACCAGCCGGGTCTCCGCGCTGCGGATACCGTCGGCACTCGCCGGGTTGTCGGTCGAATGGCCGAGGAAGTGCGGCGGGAGCCCGGACAGGGAGGCAACCAGCGAGGCCAGCAGTTTGATGGTCTCGTGGAAGTTCGACAGGGATGCCTCAGAGAACTGGACGACGTCCGCCCCGTCCTCCTTGCGGTTCTTCTCCGTCGCCCACATCCGGCCGATGATCCGGCTGAACGCCGAGACCTTCCGGCCGTTGGCATCGACGAAGTCCTCCTCGCCGAACCCGAACGCCACCCGGCGCGGGGTGGCGTGGTACTCGGCGGACACCATCATGTCCGTGGCGATCTTGCATGCGGCGTCCGAGATCGGGATCACGTCGGCCAGGTCACTGACACCGTTCGGCGTCTTCAGGCGCGGACGGTTCGCGAGCACCTCGACCATGACCTCGCCGATGCTGTGCTCATCCCGCTCGTGCTCGGGATCCGGGATCCATGCGCCCCGCTCCTTCATCCACCAGGACGTCGCGTCCGGCAGATACAGGGTGGCGTGATCAACCTTCCCGTCCTCGGTGTCCTCGCACCAGCGCTTCACCGCCGCCCGCACCTCGCGGGTCTGCGGATCGAAGTCCGCGTACATGTCGATCGGCGACTCGACAGTGACGAGCGGCGTCGTGTCGTCGTCCAGCCGGGTGCCGACAACGACGTAGGCGCGGCCCATCACGAGCGAGTCGAGATGCCCCTGCTGGGACTGCTCGTCCATGTCGTTGGCCTGCCAGATCCGCCACAGCTCGGCGTCCGCTCCCGGCTCACCGGGGAAGCGGAAACCTTCGACATCCAGGCGCTCCTCGACGCTGTCGACGACCAGCCGCGGCCAGTTGACGACCACCTGCCGCACCGTCTCCTGGAGCTCCCGCTCCAGCTCCGGCGCCATGTACGACAGCGGCTGCTTGCCCTCGTAGTACGAGTTCAGCCGCCTCAGCGCCGGCAGCTCCTGGTCATGGCAGTGGATCAGATGCTTGAGCCACTGGATATCGGAGCGGTCCACCACTCACCGCCCCTCATTGCAGGATCAGCATCTTCGACTTCTTCTTCGGACGGGCCTGCCCTGCAGCCACGGCGTCACTCGCTGCCTCGTGAGCAAGAATCGACACCACGGCCAGGTCGATCTTTTGGTGGGCGGTGGCCTTGCGCAGGACGTACCGGTTCGACGTGCGGGCCGCCTTCCGGGCGTTGCGCACATGGATGGACGTGGCCTCACAGCCGTCATGCCGGAACGTGCTGTCCTTCTTGGTGACGTCCGTGAGCAGTTGCTCGCACGCGGCGTGCATCTGCACGACGCGGTAGGTCTGCCACTCGGTGACGCGCTTCTCGCCATGCCGGGCCTGCCAGGCGGCAACCTCGCTGGTCCAGTACGGCGGGTCGCAGTACATGCGCACCACGTCGTAGCGCCGCATCAGATCGTCCACCGCGGCGTCGACCTCGAGCCGCGGTACCTGGCCCTCCCACTCGGCGGGATCCCAGATGCACGGCCGTCGGTCCGGCCCGTAGACAGGCGTGAACTGGTAGCCGTCCAGGGTCTCGGCGCGGATGCCGGTCCAGTCGTCGACGTCGCTGCCGTCAAAGCCCAGCACGATCCGCGCGCCTTCCGGCACCGCTTCCAGCGCTGCACGGGCATCCCAGCGGTCGTGCTGAAGCCAGGTGCCCATACCGGCCGTGATGCGGTTGCCGTGGAAGCGCTCCGCTTCCGCGGGCTCCTTCTCGAGCAGCTCGGACGCCTCGCCCTCGATGGCGTCGAGGTCAATGTGCGTACTGCCCTGGTAGACCGCGGCATGAATCTTCCGGCGGTCGGCCTTCTTGGCGTAGTCCAGATCCTTGGGCGGCAGCCGGTGGAATCGGTACACGTCCTGGACCTTGGTCTCTGCCGTCTTCTGCGCGACCGAATTCTCGGTTGGGTCCCAGGCATTCGTCTGCTCGAGGGAGCGGCCGGACATGCCGGCGAGGCCGCGGCGTTGGGTGGTCGCGACCTTGGTCATGCCGTTGCCGTCGGTCCAGATGCCCGTCTCATCCTGAGGAGCAAAGGTGATCGGGTTGCCCAGACGGCTCTGGGCGCTCGAGGTGACGACGTCGATGCGGCCGTCGTTGGGCAGCCGGATGAACTGCTCGCCGACCTTCATCACTTCAGCGAGAGGCCCGTTGCGGATCATCGCCTGCAGCGGCCGATAGGTGTTGTCGGTCTGGTCCTCGGACGTCGCCGTGATCTGGATCAGCGGTTGGTTCCACGGCCGGCCCATCGGCTCGCCCGGCTCGTACTCGTACACCCAGCCGCAGCCACACCGGTGGTCTGAGCATCGATAGCGCTCCCCGCCCTGCGCCCAGCCGTTGAACAGGACCGGCCCGACAGCCTCGGCGGCCACAACGCTGGCAGCCCAGGGCCCTTTCCCAGATTTTTGAGGAGCCACCGCCTGCGCCCGCCGGTAGTGGAACGCGGTCGACAGTTGGCCGAGCTGGGCGGTCGGCTTGATCCTGTACAGGTTGGCTGTGATCCGCAGCTGCCAGTCGTACATCTGGAACGGCCGCGGCGTGCTGTCCAGGCCGCCGACCGACTGCAACAGGCAGTGCCGGGCGATCCAGTCGGGGACGACGAACAGGGTAGGGAAGTCCAGGGACCAGGTCCCGTCGTCAGCCGCTACCACCAGCCACCGCCCTCAGCCGAGCGCGCGCCGAGGTCAGGGCGATCGTCGGCGTCGGTCCGGTCGGGGCGTCGTCTTCCTCGCTGGGACGCTCCACACGCCACCGGTTCGCCCGCATCCCGGGCGTGGTCAGGCCGAGCGCATCGGCCATCTGCCGGACCAGGGTGCCGAGATTGACGAACGCCTCCGGCTTCTCCGCCTCAGCGAGACGGCGAACGTACAGCGCGACCTCGATGTCCTGGTTGTACCTCTCCCACATGAAGGCCTGAGGCATCTCCCAGAGGCGGTCCCACAGATCGGCTTCTCGGTCGGTCTGCTCGGTGAGCGGCCAGTCGGGCGTTGCGCCCTGGCGGCCTTCAGCAGGCAGGATCGTCCACTCGCCGGCGTCTCGTTCCCGTCGCAAAGCCTCGGGGTCGGGCGCCGGGCCGGACCTCGAGCGTGCTCCACCTTTCGGCATATCGATCACTCCACTTGGCCGCGTTGCGCGGCGTCAGTGCCATCACCTTGCGTGACGGCGGAGCATGATCACCGGGGGCTCTGAACCCGGAAAACCTGGGAGCCACCTCCCCGGCGGTCCCTGGTGGATCTTGAAATGGGGCCTCTCCCCGGGTGTGATCATGTCAACCGTCACGCTCGGTGACGATCGTCGTCACTCCCTGGTGGCCGGCCGACGCCTACCAGACGTAGATCAAGTCGCCGTCCTGGTGGCGGTGCTCGTGGTCCGGGGTGCCGGGTGCCCGGTCCGGGTCCTGGGCCGGCTCGGAGCAGGCGACGGCGCCGGCGAGGGCCGGCAGGAAGTGCGGGGCTCCGCATCGCGGCGCCTCCTCGACCTTCGCCGGCTCTGCTGCTGCCTCGCTCTCGCTCTTCGCCCTGTCCTTCGTGGTCATCGGTTCCATCCTCCTGGCTGCTCGCGTGCCGTCGACTTGCTGTGGCATGACGTGCACAGGCCGCGGCCATGCTTCGGATCGTCTGGGTCGAGGCCCTGCTCGGTGAGCTCGCGCCGGCTGAGTGGCCAGTGGTCTGCGTGCACGCTGGCCTGACCGCATGGCTCGCCGTGTCCGTGCTCTACCTCGGTGCACACGCAGCGTGGATCACGGGCGAGGACGACGGGACGGAAGCGCGTCTCGTGCCGCTTGCCGTAGCCTCGCTGCCTCGCGCTGCCACGTCGCTGCTCTGCCTCGCGCCTGTGCTCGTCGCATCGGCCGCCTGTGGTGTACTCCGGGCAGCCGGGCTGGGTGCACACCCGATATCCCCCGCGTCTGGGCATGGCCACCTCCGCCCGCGGTTCAGGGTTGGTAGCTGGCGTCCATCTTGTAGATCACGACGCCGACTTCGCTGGCCAGTGCTGTCGCCTCGCCTTGGCAGGCGGTCGCGACCTGCCCCTGGAAGCGGGTGACGACGGCGTCGGCAGGCACTGTGCTGCCACCGTCTACCTTGCGTGCCCCGGCGAGCATGTCGGCTGCCATGACCCAGCGCTGCCGGTCGGTCATCTCGTTCAGGAAGTCGGAGCAGTACGTCTGGCTGTAGGGCGTGGTCCACGTCTGCTGGTACTTGCTGTCCACGTTCGACCGCGCACCGGCTGAGCAGGCACTCGCGGCGAGGAGAGCGAGTACGGCAAGCGCTGTTGCTTTGATTCGCATCGGCTCACAGTGGCAGTCCGGCCATGCGGTCGAGTGCTGGGTGACGACTCCGTTACGTCTCAGGTGACCCCGAGGTACCCGGACATGCGCACGATGTTCTCCGACCCGGGCGGGTCGAAGGAGACGTACACCCGGTAGTCGCCTCGTTCGAGCGCGAGCGCCCCACCGTCGGGGCCGACGAGGAGCCGGGCCTCGGTGCCGTCCGCCCAGTCGCCCGTCTGCCAGTCGCCGGGCGCCGGGTTGGCGCGGTTGTGGACGGGCAGGATGGCCAGCTTGGGCAGGGTGCCGGTGATGTCGACCCCGACCGGGGCGGTCACGGGGACGTGCAGGTACTCGGTCGAGGAGGCGGGGATCAGCACGGCGCGCCCACCTCCCAGTCGTTGGCCTGGGGTGTCTGCACGGTCCAGGCGGGCACGTAGGGCTGGCCAGCCGCCCACGGGGTGTACGGCGCGCTGACGGTGACGTCGACGTCGTCATGGCTGGAGGCCGTTGTCCCGCTGGCTGTGAGCGTCGCCGTGGCGACGAGCGCTGCGCTGCGGGCAGAGGCTGTGGTTCCTGCCGCTGCGAGTATCGCCACCGCGTTCAGCGAGGCGGCTCCCGGTGGCGCTCCCGTCGTCCCGTCAGCCGTCAGCGTGGCTACGGCAGTCAGGGCTGCGGTACCGCTGTGGGCGACCTGCCCTTGCGCGGTAAGGGTGGCGGCGGCGGTAAGGCCCGCGTCGGTGATGACGCCCCGCTGTCCAGTCGCCGAAAAGGCCGCGGTGGCTGCGAGTGCAGCGTCGCCTGCAACTCCTGCCTGCCCGGATGCGGTGAGGGTCGCTGTCGTAGCGAGGCTTGCTGCCGCCGATGTAGCCCGCGTGCCGTCTGCGGTCAGGCTGGCCGTCGACGCCAACGCTGAACTGCCCGCTGTGGCGCGCAGCCCGGACGTCGACAGGGTCGCGGTTGCGGCGAGGGCGGAGGCGCCTGTCGTGGCCCGTAGGCCAGTTGCCGACAGGGTGGCGGTACCTGAGAAGGCTGCATCGCCCGTGACACCGCTGGTGACGTCCGCCGCGGTGAAGTCGTCGAACCGGAGTGAGGAGGTGGATTCAGCGCGGAGGCCGACGCTGGTGCCGGTGGTGACGGCGGTGTCCGTGACGCTGATCCTCTGGGTCCCGTTGACGAAGCACTTGATCGCCGAGCCGATGACCTGGAGCTTCGCTACGTCGCCCGCTACCGCCGCCACCGCGTAGCTACCGATGACCGTGAAGCTGCCGCCGACGACCGAGAAGAGATCCCACGAGGACCCGTCATTCCTGAACAGGTAGCCCTGCGAAATGTTCGAGTTGCCCCTGGCCCAGATGCCGTGGCTGACGGCTGCGGTGGCTGCGATCGTTACCTGGACGCTGTGATCGTTGCTGGCCATCGCGCCAGCGGCGCGCAGGATGATCGTCCCGCCCGCGTTGCCCGATGAGAGCCGGCTGGAGATGATCGACCAGTCGCCGCTTACCTCAACCCATCCGGCGCCGAGGGTTGAACTGTCCGACCGGTTGAAGTCGTCGGTGAAGGTCGTCATGAGCCCTCCCCGTCAGGGCGTTACGCCGCCTGCGCCCCGAGCGACGCGCCCAGCGTGTTCAGGGTGAACGAGTCGCCCGACGCCCACGTTTTCGACGCCGTCAGCGCCACCGAGAACAGGAATGTCCCGGAGGTGCTTGCCGTCCACACGGAGATATGGGTGAGCGTTTCGCTGCTGCCGCCGCTGGTCCACGCTGACGGGGCGGTGCCCAGCGACAGCGCCGAGCCTGACGAGGAGCTGTTGAAGATGAAGGAGTTCCGCGTGCTGGATCCGGCGCTCACGTTGGAGGTTCCCGCCGCGCCAGGGTCGCCTACGTGCAGCTGAACGAAGGTGCCGGCAACGGCTGAGTACGCCGCGCCGCCGTTGCCAGTGGTGCGCTGGGTGTTGAGCCAGCCGGAGACGAGACTGGGGGCGAGTCCTGCGGTCACTGCTCGACCTCCTCAGGCTCAGGCTCTGCGGCGTCATCGGCGGGCTGCGCGCGAGTGACCTCGCCAGAGGCCTCCAGCCGCAGCACGTACTCGTCGGACATGGCTGCCTCCAGGGGCTGGAGTTGGGGTGTCCCGCCGTCCGTCCAGGGGCGGCCAGGCGGCGGGACGTCGGGGCCTGATGAGCGGCAGGCCCCGAGTTCAGGCGGCGTGTGCTCGTTGCGGCAGTGGCGGCGGATCGCCGAGGGTGACCTCGCCAGTCCACTCGTCGATGGTCTTGCCGGGCAGTTCGTGCACGCTGTAGCGGACGGCCTTGCCTTTCCCGTAGCGGTTGATGCGGCCTTCGGACGCCCACCGCCAGATGGTGCCGACTGGACGGCCGGTGTAGTAGGCGGCGTCGGCTGCGGTGATGAGCGCGAGGGGCATCGTGCACCTCCCCCGGGAAATGGCTGAGGCCCACCGGTGGGGTGGGCCTCAAGCGCACGAAGGCTAGCTGAGTAGATCATGACTTCGGTGGGGCTGAAGTGTCAAGTTGTGGTTGAGAGTTCGCGTCGGCGGTTACTGCGTGTTCTCCTCGATCACACTGACCGCGATCTTCGACACCTCGTCTGCGCTCAACCCGTCGCATTCCTTCGGCGTCCCCGGCTCCCCCTTCAACGTCGCCGTCCCCGGGAGGTACTGGGCTCTGATCGCCTCCCGGCATGCGGCCGGGTCGGGGTCCTGGTGGCTGCTCCCGCATCCGGTGGCGAGCAGCAGGGCTGCGGCGAGTACGGCGACGGTGGTGCGGTTCATGGTCCCCCCAGGACTGTGCAGTGTCGGGATGCTAGCTGCGGGCGGGGTGGTTACGGGTGGGTTGCCGGATCTTCCACCGGTTCGTGCGCCACGCCCCCGACCGATGGTGGCCGGGGGCGTGGCATGACGGTTTCTCCTATCGGCCCCAGGGGCGGGGCTTGTGGTCGGCTGCTGCGGCGAGAACCTCCATCGCGATCGCCTGCCGGTCGATCCCGGCTGCGACGGCGTCCTCGACGACCTTGTCGGCCTTCCTGCTGCTGCCGCGGCCGAGGAGTCCACCGCGTTGCAGCTGCCGTCCGGCCTCGGCGATCTCTTCAGGGGTGGGCTTGGGCATGTGAGCTCCCTTGCGGTCAGATGCCGCGGCTGTGGGCGAGTTGGGCGGCTCGGTCGAACTGGAGCAGCACGGGGCGCGCGCTGCTCTGGCCGGCGTTCCAGGACGGGATGGTCTCGGCGCCGGGGAAGCTGCGCTGGATGGCGTCGAGGAGGAGCACGCAGGCGTCGTCGGCGAGGTGCAGATTGCCGTGGGCTTCGAGGCGGATAGCGCGGATCGGGCAGACCGCTCCGGCCTCGTCGAAGATGGCGTCGCAACACCAGCCGTCGGCCTCGATCCGCTGCCGCGCCCGGTGGAGCAGCTCGGCGATGGGTGTGCTGTACGGGCTCGGCGCCAGCGTCGGGGTGAGCCGCAGCGGCGCGGTGATCTCGGCCGGTTCGCCGGTGTCAATGTGGGCGCTGTTGATGTCGACGGCCATGACCGCAGTGCGGCAGCGTCCGTCCATCTCGGCGAGGCGGAGTGCCATGCGGGCGTCGAGGTCGAGGGCTACCGGCGCGGCCAGTGCGACCGGCGTAACGGTGGCGGTGCTCATCGCTTCGCCTTTCCGTCGTCGCACTTCTCGCGACACGGCACGGCTCGCTGTACGCCCCCGAAGGCGGTGTAGTTGACGCCGTTGCCAGAGCAGTGCCAGCACAGTCCTCGGGCGGTGGCTTCGGCGGGTGAGAGGCTGCCGTTCTGGGCCTCCCATTCCTGGTCGGTCATGCGCTGGGGCATGATGAAGCTCTCCTTGTCTGATCTTGATCGGGCGGGAGGGGTGGGGCGCCCCTGACTGCTGCCAGGCTGGGAGGGGCGCCCCGGCTGAGCTATCGGCCTTCGCCGAAGGTGACGTGCATCGAGGCGTGGCCAAGCTCGGCCATCTCGCTGCCGTCGGTCTTGCGGGTGGCGAAGCGGGCGCTGACTTCGCGGAGGATCCGGTCGGTGGTGGTGCGGTCGCCGCGCTTCTTCGCGTCGATGTAGTCGCGCACGGACTGGTGGGTGATCTTCAGGTCGGACATTCGATCTCCTGATTCGAGGGGCTGCTGGTCGGTTGCGCTGATCTATCGGCGGCTGCCGGCCTTGGCGCGGTCGCTGCGGCGCAGGCGGTCGAGGGCCTGCTGCGAGGTGGGGGCGGCGTACTGGCGGCCGGGGGTGGCGATGTCGCGCATCCCGGCGGGCGGCTGCTCGTAGACGGTGCCGCTCTGGCCGAGGAGTCCGGAGGCGGACAGGTGGCCGGTCATCCATTCGCCGGTGAGCCGGGACTGCCGGTCGAAGGTGTGGGCGCTGTAGGTCTGGCCGTCTTCGTAGGGGGCGAGCTTGGTCGCCATGTTGTTGATCGTGTAGACGGTGGTGCCTTTGCTGAGCCAGCGGTTGAGGTCTTTGGCGCCCCTGCGGGTGGGCTGCCAGGTACGTCCGGCCATATCTGATCTCCTTCTGACGTGTTGCACGTTTCGCCTTGTTATGGGCGGTTGGATGGGTGGTCGACACCCGGTCGGCGTCGTGTTTGCGGCGGTATGTGACCCGGTCGAAGGAGCGCCGAGTCGGTCGTCCGACCTGGCCGGAGCGCCATCGACCGGGTCACATACCGGCTGAAACCAGGTCGAGACCACGCGGAGACCGGGCCTCGACCAGGCGGTTTGCCCTACTTCCCGGCGGCTTCGGCGAGCTGCTCGCGGGTGTAGCCGTTCGGGTTCGCCATGCCGTCGAGCGGCCCGAGCTTGCGGGTGACACCCGCGCCGACCTCTCGAAGCCGGGCCTGCAGATCCGCCTCGGCCAGCCCCGTGTACCGGTCGGGCCGGTAGGCGATCAGCAGCTCCAGGAGCCGCCTGGTCCGAGCCCGGTCGACACCATCGGCGTCGAGGACCGTGAGGCAGTCGGCCAGCAGCTCGTTGCGCGCTGCCGCCTTCAGGTCCGCCTTGCCGTAATCAGCGGCGAACCCGGTCAAGGTTCCGGCGTCGATGCGCAACTGTCGGCCGCGCAGGCAGATCTCCCGGAACTCGGGGATCGTCATGAAGTCGGTCCGCAGGGTGACGTGGCCTTCCTCGCCGCCCTGATCCAGGACGACGACGCCCTTCTGTGAGTCGAGCAGCATGTGTGGTGCGGCGCCCGCGGCGACGGCGTCGTCACCGAGGACCATCCGGGAACTGGCCGCGCCCTTCACGCGGAAGCAGGCCCGCTTACGGCAGACCTCGCGCAGCATGGTCGGCACACTGCTGGAGTCGGGGCGCTGGCTGATGAACAGGCCCATGCCGCCCGCGTACCGGCTGACGCGCACGAACCGGGCCATGGTCTCGACGAGGACGTCCTTACCGCTGCGCCCTCGGTCCTTGCTGTCGGGATCGTCGTCCGTCTTGATCTTCATCATGGCGGCGGCGTCCAGCAGTTCCTGTAGCTCGTCCACGACCAGCAGGGTCAGGCCGCGCTTCCACTCCTTGGCCAGCTCCGGGGTGATCTTGCCCTCGGGGCAGCGCTCCGGCTGCTCCTCGGAGAGCTGCTCCAGGCGCTCGCCGATCTGCTGCATGTCAGCGATCAGCGAGTTCAGCAGGTCGAGGAAGGCGAGGATCTTCGAGGGGGTGTTGCCGGCCACGTAGGAGTCGGCGAACTGCTTGGTGGCGGCCCAGTCCGGGCCAGCCTTTCCGGTGGCGACGTGGACAGTCATGTACGGGTCGAGGGCAGCGGTCGCGGCGACGAGGCGAGCCAGGAACGACTTGCCGTAGTCGGGCAGGCCGCCCAGCAGGATGGAGCACCACGCCATCTCCAGGTCGTGGCGGGTGCCGCGCGGGTCGGTGCCCAGCGGGACACCGTTCTGCCAGAAGTCCCACCGTTCCTGGGTGAGGAGCGGAGAGGGCACCTTCTTGGAGCCGTAGGGGTTGGCCGCGTTGGCCACCCACAGCACGAAGCGTCCCTCGTGGCCGTCTTCAGAAGCGTCGGCATGCATCTCGACCTGGGACTTCTTCACCTTCAGTGCCGAGGCCAGCTCTTCAGCCTTGGAGATGGCGGACGATGCCTTCATGCCGCCGGGCAGTTCGACGGTGGCCGTCCAGCCGGGGCCAGCGGGCCGGATGATGCCGACCAGGTGGGTCTCCTCGCGTTGGGCCTCGCTGATGATCCCCGCTTTGACGAGAGCGGTGACCAGGTCGGCTTCGCCGCGGATCTGGGCAGCGTCTCGCGGAATCGAGCCGGCCGGGGTGCCGTTCAGGTCCAGTCCTCCAGCCTCGGACCGGTCGCGGCCATGGAAGGCGCCGAGCCCCCACGCGCCGAGCCCGGTGAGCAGGTCAATCCAGAGGCTTCCGGTGACGACGCCGAAGCTCACCCCGCCAGCGACGGCCCCAGCTACGCCGGCAGTCTTGCTGGCGAACGCTTTCCGGTGCTGCTTGTACTCGGCTCGCAGATCGTCGCGCCGGTCGCCGAGCTGCTTCTCCGCGTGGACGTCGCCATCCGCCTCGCGCAGGGCCCGATCGACGGTGGCGATTCGCTGCGGATAGTCGTCGCGGAAGCGTTCGACCCAGCGGTGGCCGAGCTGCCGGTAGCCGCGGAAGGTGTGCGGCAGCAGGGCGACCTGGGCGATGCGGTTGGTGCGCTCGGCGAGCGTCCGCAACGGCTTGGCCGGCTTCTCGGCGGCGGCCTCGTCCTTGAAGAGGGGCTCCTCGGGGACGTCTTGGACGAGGGTCAACAGGACGCGCTCGTCAGTCAGCGGGGTGGCCATGGCGGGAGCCCTCAGTCCTTCTTCTCGGTGGTCTGCTCGACGCGTGCCTGACTGCGCGCGAGGGGATGGAGCGGAGCGGTCTCGCCGGCGCGCCGGACGGGCGGGGTGCCGCCGTTGTTGCGACGTCCGTCGGGGGCGTTCGGGTCGCGCTTCTCGCGGGGACCCTTTTGGGATTCGATCAGCGACAACGACCCCAGAACGGGGGCGTCGGTGACGGTCCGCATGTGGGCCTGCGCAGCCCGCGACTGGGCTTCGATTTCGGCGCGGATTCCGACCGTCTTGCAGCCCGTCACGAGGAACCAGGCCTCGGCCCAAATCTGCTCCGTGACGTGCTGCGAACCGCGTGCGGCGCGGAGGGCGTTCGCCACCTTCCACACGTCGTCGTGGTTGGCCTTGCGGTCGTCGTCGCGGCGCTGCTGCTCCTCGTTGGCGCGGGCCTGCGCGGCAGCCTTCTCGGCGGCAGCCTTCGCGTCGGCGGCCAGCCGGTCGGCGTGCGCCTTCTCCCTCGCGGCGGTCAGTTCCTCGTCGGCCTTCTCGATGGCCCGCCGCTCCCGCCAGGACGGGATTCCGTCGGCCTTCTGGGCGATGCCGTGCTCGTAGGCCATGAGGACGATCGGCCCTCCGAGCGAAGCGATGGCGCCGATGAGGCCGGCGTTGAAACCGATCCGCTCGTCGGACAGGCCGCCGTACAGGTTGATCCCTGCTGCGATGACCGCGCCGAGCATGATGCCGATCCGGTAGGGGGCGACGTCCCGACGGTGGGCGACCGCCCAGGTGGCGCCGAAAGCCAGGACGAGGGCCAGGCCTTCCAGTAGGACGGGGGCCGCGATGAGGAACTTGCGCGCCGGGTCCCAGAAGTGGATCAGCTGCACCGGTGCCGCGATGACCAGGCCGACCGCGTAGATACTGCGGGCACCCCACTTCCACCACTGCTCAGATCGCTGCTGCTCGGCGACCCGCTTCGCCTCGGCGGCCTCCACCTCGGCGGCAGCCTTGCTCTCCTTCTCCTCTTCCGCGTTGGACTTGGTGGTCTCGGCGGCCTTCTTCGCGAGGTACGCCCGGTGGTCGGCCTTCTCCTTCTCCAGGCGCATGTCGGCGCGCTCGTTGGCGATGCGCAACTTCTCGGCTTCCTCGGCCGCCTTGATCTTCTCGGCTTCAGCCTTGCCCGCCGCTTCGGTGCGCAGGGCGTCGGCTTCGGCGGCGGCTCGGGTACGGATCGCCTCCGCCTCGGCCAGGGCGCGCGGGTCCAACCGCGGCTCGGGCGAGGTCTTCGGCGTGCCGTTGACCTTCTCGACGGACGTGGCGGTCACGGTGATTGGTGTCCTTTCGGATCGTTGACGGCGGGACGGTCAGTGCTGGTGGCGCGTAACCGTGTTCTGCGGCGGGGTGTGCCGGATCGCGTCCGTCTCGGCGGCGTTCCGGTCGACGGACGGGCGGGAGGCCCGCTTCCCGCAGGAGCAGGTCCAGTCGAAGTGGGCGGCCAGGGCGGGGCGGTTGGACTTCCAGGGGCCGATGTTGATGGTGTGGTTCATTCGGTCCTCACAGACGGTCAGGCGTCGACAGGGGTGGCAGTCGGGATGTACGCGGGCCGGTTCTTGATCCAGGCGATCCCGGCGGTCAGTAGCCAGACGGGCGTGGGGATCAGGCTGAGGACAACGGCCAGTCCGGCGACCAGCAGGGATACCGGCGCGGCAGCCGCCGGCCACAGGCCCACGACGATCAGGTACAGGCCCAGCAGGGCGATCAGAATGATGCGGAGCATGACGACCTCACAGGTCAGATGGGGTATCGGCAGGTGGTGCTGGTCGGTTCTCCTTGGCGCCCGGTCTTGCCGGGCGCCGCGGACAGCCGGTCAGCTGTGGTTGCAGTCGGGGGTGCACTTCTCGTGCGTGCGGCCCAGGACGGGGCCGGTGACCTTGTTGGCGGCCTGGACGCCTTTGTCGCCGGCCACCCGCTGGCCGACACGCGCCACGGCGGCGGCGACAGAGTCGGCGGCCTTGGAGCCCTTACCTCGAAGCATCGAGCGATCCCTTCCTGGCCGGGACTGTCCCGGCTCCCCTCACCGCCCGTGCGAGACGGGCGGATCGGGCAACCGGTCAGCGCTTGGTCTTGGCTCCGAAGAAGCCGCTGCTGGAGGTCGTGGTGTGGCTCCTGTGGATGCGGGCGTTGTCGCCCTTGATCCGGACGGCCGGGTCCTGCGGGGTGGTCTCGTGGCCGCATGCCTGGCAGGGCTTGCCGGTCTCGTCCTTGCTGAACAGGGCCATCGCGGGCTCCTCTTCTGTGGTGGCGGGTGGTGGACGGTGGCGTGCCCCGGTTAGCGGCGCCACCAAGACGCGCTGGCGGCGGCCTTGTTCGCGGCGTCGTTCAGCCGCTGGTACTCGGGCGTCTCGTCGCGGATGCCGGCCTTCTTCTCCTTGCGCTGGTTCGCGTGGAGCGCGGCGTCGGCCTGCTTGCTCGCCTCGTTGGCGGCCTTGCGGGCTACGCGGGATTCCTTCGACATGCGGGTTCCTCTCGGTCGGGATCGGGTGTGGTGCGGACCTAGCGGAACCAGCCGCGCTTCTTCGCTGCGGGCGCGATCCGTTCGGCGCGTGCTGCCTCGTGCTTGCGGGCTTCCGACTCGTTGCCGGACTGGCGGGCCAGGTAGGCGGCCTGCTCATAGCCGTCCATCGACCGCCACTCCCGATTCGAGAGCTGGTCCGCCTCGACGGCCGGGCGGTGCGGACGCTGGGCGGCCTCGCGGGCGAACCGCTGCTCCGGCGTCTCCAGGTCGCGGAATCGGCGGCCCATCAGGCGGCGGCCGGGGTGCGGAGACCGCTGATCTCGTCGGCGAGGCGCGGGCCGAACGGATTGTGCCGGTCGTACTCGGCGGCCTCGGTCTCGATGCGGCGCATCGCCATCCGGTCGCCGTTCTGGCGGGCGGTCAGCCACTGGGTGATCAGGTCATTGGGCATGGGGGTGCCTTTCACGTGGATCAACGGGACGGGGAAGGGTGGAGGGTCAGGCCATCTCGCGGTACTCGTCTGCCATGTCCGTGAGGCCGGCCAGAAGGCTGCGGGCCCGCTTCAGGAGGACGACCTGGCCGATACCGGAGGCTTCGGCGGCTTCATCGATGTCAGCGAGGTAGATGGCGGCGGTCTCCAGGTCCTCGGCGCCGTTGATACCGGCGTCGGTCATGCGGAAGGAGGCCGTGCTGAGCTGGTCGACGAAGTCGGTGTGGGTGGTGGCGGGGATCTGCTCAGTGATGTCTGCGACGGTCTGGGCGTAGGCGGTGACGAGGTCGGCGAGGCGAGGGATGCAGTGGCCGTCGCACCCGTCGCCGTCGTGGACGGTGCAGGAGTAGCGGTGGATGAAGTCGGTCGGAAGAGGCATGAAGGGTCTTCCTCACTGGCTAGAGATGGCCGGTGCAGGGTGGAGCACCGCGGCGCGGGACGGGGGGATTGTCGGACCGCGCCGCGGCGGTCTAGGTGGTCAGCGCCGCTGCTGGGCGG